TCTGGTTCAGCGCCTACTTGGACGACTGTTAGCGGTGGGGCACAGGGCTTTGTAACGCAGTATCAAGGGCCATCAGCTGCGCCAACAATGAATTCTTTTTCAATTGCACTAATTTAAGGAGCAAAAAATGTCAACCTCGGCACAATACGCATCGACCCCGAAATTCGGGTCGGCAACCCTAACAACCGCAGATACGTCTCTGACTGCGCCAACAACAGTCGGAACGATTGTCACGGCTGGCGCATCTGGCACTCGCATTGACTACATTGACATTCAAGGCGTGGCTACCACAGTGGCGGGGCTTATCAACTTGTTTGTTTTTGATGGCACAAACTACATCTTGTGGAATCAAGTGCCGGTGATTGCTATTACTTCAAGCACGACAGCGCCAGCGTTTGTTGCTAATTTGTCAAGCAACAACAATTCAAACATCATGCCGTTGACATTGCCAACGGGCTATTCTTTACGAGCCACCACCTCGGTAGCTCAGACAGGTATTCGTGTAAATGCTTATGGAGGTGACTTCTAATGAACAATGGAATGTACGGTTTTGGGTTGCCGCCTAATCAAGCAACCCGTGTAGCTCCACCAAAATATACAAACTACAAATTAATTAATGCCACAACATCTACTGAAACAGTGCCTGCAAACGTCTACCAGCTTTTGGTAATGGTTTGGGGTGGTGGTGGAAGTGGGCGGCTTACTACATCACCTGGCGGTGGTGGCGGTGGCGGTGGATTTTCTATGGGAATTGTGGACGTAATCCCAGGACAAATTTTGCCAACCATAACCATTGGCGGTATTGCTGGAACATCGTCTTTTGGCACATTGCTTTCTTCCACTGGCGGCGCAACTACTACATCAGGAACAGGCGGCGCTGGAGGCGCAGGGACTGCTGCGTCAGGATTGCGTGGCGCATTTACGGCTTCCGGTGGTGCGGGTGGTACGGCAACAAGTTCGGGTCTTAGTGGCGGTGGTGGCGCTGGTTCGCCTTATGGCACTGGAGGTCGAGGCGGCAATACAGCAAACAATACCGACTGTTGTAGCGGCGGTGGTGGGTTTGGTGGTAATGGAGGGGATGCCGATAATGCAGGCGGAACAATTTTTACTGGGGGTGGTGGGTTGTTTGCCGGTGCTGGCAGTACATCAGCAAGTAGATTTGGGGGTGGTGGCGGAAGTGTTAGTGCGGGGACTATAAGCGGAGGCACTACCATTGGAGGTAATGGTGGCTCAGGAGGATCAGGAGGAAGAGGGGCAATAAACCAGACATCCCCAGCCATTGTGCCAGCCGAAAATGGAGGCGGTACTGGAACTTTGCTAGACCTTCCAAGCAAGTCGTTGCAAGGTACAGGAGGCGGTTCAGGTTGTGGATCAAATGTTACTGTTGGTGGGAATGGAGGGCCAGGCGCTGGCGGCGGCGGGGCTTATTTTGCTGGCATTGGCGGAATAGGGGGCGGCGGCGGCGGCGGCGGTTCTACTGGAGGTAATGGTGGTTTTGGTGGTGGCGGTGGCGGTGGTAATAACGTAGTACCGGGCATGGGTGGTATTGCTGGAGGCGGTGGCGCATCAGGCAACACAACACTCGGCACAGGCGGTATTGGTTGCGTGATTCTTTACTACACAGAAGGATACTAATTATGAAATACGCATGGATTGAAAACGACAAGATTCGTGACGTTGCTCACGATGATCCATCAAAAATCTACCATCCCGATGTTGCTGCACTCTACACAACGCAAGTGCCTGACGATGCTGTCAATGGTGATGGTTGGGTCAGTGGTGCATTGGTTAAGGCTATCGTTGTTGAGCCTACACCAGCAGCCCGTCAATGGACGACAGACAACTTCCGCACCGGCATGACGCTAGCTGAGAAGACTAAGTGGGACAACAACAGCGCCCCCGAGATCATTACGGTCAAAGCAGAATTGCCTAAAGAGTTGGCGGGTGCAACTGAGTTGCTTGACTTCTTGGTTAGTACGAGCGTGATAAGCGCGGCAACAAAAACCAAAATATTGGAGTAAATCATGCCAGTAGTTATTACAGGTAACAACACCCCTACTGCTGGCGGCATAACGTACGGCGACGGGTCAACCTACGCAAACACGGCGGCTGGAACTTCTGGTCAGCCTGTAGTTTCTGGCGGCGCTGGAGCACCTGTATTCCGGCCTTATACACTGCCGGCTTCAGACGGCTCTGCAAGTCAAGTGCTTCAGACCAATGGGGCAGGCGCGTTGAGTTTTGCTACTCCAAGCGCTGGAGCATTAGTTTTGCTGTCTACCGTTACCGCTTCTAATTCGGCAACGATGGATATTGAAACTACATTTAGCAGTACCTATGATAAATATCTTATTAGTGTGACCGGCTTGGTTTGTCAAACGGACGGCCAGCAATTGCAAATGCTGCTTAAAATTGGCGGCACATATGTAACAACATCAACGTATGTAACTTTTGAAAACAGAACACAAAGTTCAACGTCAACTTTTGCTGGAACTAATGATTCTTTTGCTTCTCCCGGCACTTTTGTTTCGGTTCATTCTATTCTTGGAAATGTTGGTGGCGAAAACGCTACTTTTGATTTGTATATTTCAAATCCATCAAGCACAACTCTTCAAAAACTTTATTACTTTTTGGGGGTTGGTCTTACAAACGCCAATCAGGTTAGGTACATACAGGGTATCGGTTGCAATACCAATACTGCGGCATTAACTGGCGTTCGTTTTGTTATGGCTTCTGGAAACATTACAAGCGGCGTTGCCCGTCTTTACGGTATTGCCAACTCATAAGGAAAAATTATGTCTAGACATCACATGACAGCGGAAGGTCCAGTGCCATTCACCGCAGAAGAAGAAGCGGAAAGAGACGCGCAAGAAGCCGCAGTGTTGGCCCAGCAAGCTAATCCAACGCCAGCCCCAGCCCCAACCAAAGAACAACTGCTTGCGCAACTCAACGCGTTGTCAGCCCAAATTCAAGCGCTGGCGTAAAAGATACTCAAGCAACTTCTGGGGCTGTAAATTGACCCGCTCAGCATCCTCTTTGCCGCTAACGCTTGTGTTACCGCCATCAAGCAAGGATGCAAACTCTATAAAGACGCTAAAACGTCTTTCATGGAAATCAAATCAGCCGTCAATGACGTTGTTGGTGTCGCAAACGAAGTCCGTGGGTTCTGGTCTAAGCTCTTTGGAACAAAACAAGACGCGCCAAAGCCTGTGGCGAAAAAGAAGGAAACCTATGTAGCCGTTGACGAAACCCAGGTCATGGCTGACATTGTTACTCAGTTGTCCCAGTTCTTTAAGCTGCAAGAACAGCTTGCTGACCACATAAGGGAAGAGGAAGAGAAAAGCAAAACTATCTACGACCCTGACGCCAACCTGATGGAAGCCGCCCTAAAACGAGTTATGGCTCAAGACCAAATGGCGCTGCTGGAAGTTGAGATAAGAGAAGCAATGGTGTATGGCGCCCCTAAAGAAATGGGGGCCTTGTACTCAAGAGTGTTTGATATGCGCGATGTCATCAAGATAGAGCAAGACAGGGCAAGGAAGAAACGGGATGATGAGTCATGGCAACGCAAAGAGGAGGAGCGGCTCCTAAAAGAAAGGCAGGCGTATCTGCTGGCGACTATCCTATTCCTCCTATATATGTGGTTGCTCCTCGGCCTCTTGCACAGGATTGGGAGATAGTTGTGGGTTGGATTGCCGCTTGTTTGCTTGTAGTAATGTTGCTCCCGCTCCTTGGGATGTTGTACTTGGATGTGCTGGAAACAAAGCACGAGGCCAAACAGCAGATTGAAAAGATGGAAAAACTGCGTAGAGACATTGAAAAGGAAAAACGTGAGGATAGAAAATGATGATTTATATCCCCGTGCTGTATATTTGCATTGGACTGGACTGCGCATTTTTTCAGTCAGAGGTTTACACGCTAAACGAGCAAAAGTGCGAGCAAGAAATTGCACAACAGAAAAGTGAACTTATTAAGCAAGGCAGAACGGTTGAAGCAATTTGTGTAGATGTAAAAATTAACTTGGAGAAAAAATCAGATGTTACCTATCGTAGCCTCCCTCCTCGGTAGCTTAGCCCAAAACGGCCTTACCCTGCTTTCTAGCGCCATCCAAGCCAAGGGCAAAGAGGTGGTAGAGAAAACTCTTGGCGTAAAGATTCCTGATGACCCAACCGCAGAAGATGTCAGCAACTTGCGCCAGCTTCAGTTTGAGCATGAAGAAAAGCTCCTTGAACTGGGTATTGAGAAGGCCAAGCTGGAGTTAGCTGAACTAGAAATGTTTGCCAAAGCTGCTCAGAACGAAGACGACAACGTCACAGATCGTTGGAAATCAGACATGAACAGCGATTCTTGGTTGTCCAAGAACATCCGTCCCATGAGCCTAATTGCCATTTTTCTAGGCTACTTCTTATTTGCAATGATGTCTGCCTATGGCTACAACGCCAATGAGTCCTATGTCACCTTGCTAGGTAACTGGGGAATGCTGATTATGGGTGCTTACTTTGGCGGCAGAACCATTGAGAAACTAGCTGATATGAAAGGCAAAAAATGAGTTTAAGCACCGAACAAGCTGCATTTTTACTGGACATGTGTAAGCTAATCCAGTACTCTACAGACCAGGGTTTTGTAGTCACTGGTGGCGAATTAGCTCGTACGCCTGAACAACAAGCAATCTACTTTAAAACCGGTAGATCTAAGACAATGAATTCCATCCATTTAAAACGTTGTGCCATAGACCTGAATTTTTTCAAGGATGGCAAAATCATTTGGGATAAAGCAATCCTTGCTCCTCTGGGCGCGTATTGGGAAACCTTGCATCCAAAAAACCGCTGGGGAGGCAACTTTAAGTCACTTGTTGACTGCCCTCATTTTGAACGCAATGTTGGTTAAAGGTTATAATTCGTCTAAACGGCGCATGCTGAATCAGCGGCTAATACCCATGGAGTGTATATGAGCTATAGCATGACGTACGACAGTCTGCTGGTAGATGTGCGACGCTATCTTGAGCGTGGTTTCACGCAAGAGAGTGATCAAATTGTTTATGACCAGCTTCCTCGCTTAGTTACACTAGGCGAGCGTCGCATTGCCCGAGAGCTTAAAATCCAAGGGTTTATTCGAGCTGTGAGTACTCCTTTATCTATTGGCGTGGCTGTTTATCTCAAACCTGACCGCTGGCGTGACACAATTAGCATGACTGTCAATGGTTCGCCTATCTTTGCCAGGTCATATGAGTATTGCCGTAGCTACTGGCCTAACGAGGCTCAGACAGCGGCTCCGCAGTTTTATGCAGACTATGACTATCAGAACTGGCTGATAACGCCATCGCCTTCTACAGTACAAACTCTTGAAATTTTGTACTACGAACAACCAGCCCTTTTGGGCGATGACTTACAAACCAATTATCTTACTGAATACGCCCCAGATGTGTTGTTATATGCAACTCTTCTTGAGGCTGCTCCATTCCTTAAAAAAGACGAGCGTATTCAAGTGTGGCAAGGAATGTACGACCGTGCTGCTCAGGCTCTCAACGGAGAAGACCTCAAGCGCATCATGGACCGCTCAGCAAATAGGAGTGAAGCGTAATGCCTATCTATACAGACGTCTTTGGTGGCGCAAACATTTACCCAAGTGAGATTAGCTACAGCGAGATAACGCTAACGACCACGGATGTAACGCTAAGTTGGCCAGAGGAAACTAGCACTAGCACCAATCTTGCAACCCGCATCATTGATGTAGTAGCTAATACGGCAAGTCGGTCAATCTTTTTACCAGATGCTAAAAAGAGTGGCGTTGGCAACACAATCCTGTTTAACAATCAAGGCTCTCAAACTTTTGTAGTTAAAAATGCTGGCGGCACGCAAGTCGTTTCAATTCCTACAGGCACTGTTTGGCAAGTTTATTTAACAGACAACACCACTACAAATGGTTTATGGGAATCGCTTCAGTTTGGAGCTACAGTCTCTACTGCAAATGCATCAGCGCTTGCAGGTACAGGCATTGTGGCTGTGGGCACACTATTGTCGCAGTCTGTGCCTATTACTCAGTTCAACTCAAACTACAC